GCGGAGACGCCCTAGCTACGCAGTGCAATTACCCACCCCCATAATTACTTATGGGTTTTCCAAAAAGGAGCTCTATCGATGGCCGATGTTGTAGGTAATCCGTATACTAGGTCCCGACCATGGTTCCCAGTTCATGATTTTACTGGTGGTACTTGTTATCACCGTAAAAATCCTGAATCTGGTTCTACCGTGGAGTATGGACCGAGTACCGCGGATCCCGCTTTCATCGGGAAACAGGTTACTGTTTCACAGGAGAATTTTCCTTTCACCCCGAAAGGGATGAGGGAAGGATACGGCCCTGGTGGCCGTCATTTCCAACCTATGGAGAATTCTGGCGGGCCCTTTGAAACTTCCAAATCGGAAGTTCTCTCAGTTCCCGCCTCGGTGTACGTTCCTTGGTACAAAAAGTCCCAAGGAAATGAATATCAGTTTAATGGGAATGTATATATTTCCCATCTAGTTGATAAAGGCGGCATTTTTCCTCCGCCTCAGTCCAGTTCTGATGAAGAATTGGATGAGGCAGGGACTAAGGCCATAGCCTCATGTTCACCGACTAGTTCTGTAGTAGAATTAGGTGCTGGCCTACGCGAATTGCATCAAGAGGGACTTCCGTCCCTTCCTGGTGTAAAAACGTGGGAGCAGCGCGCTAAACTGTTACTTGCAGCTGGGGATGAGTTCCTCAACTACGAGTTTGGGTGGAAGCCGCTTACTGAAGAAGTTTCTTCCGTAAGCAATTCCATCTCTCACGCCTCCTCTGTTCTTAGACAGTTCAGAGCTGACGCGGGAAAACAGGTTAGACGGCAATTCTACTTTCCCATCGAGAATTCAGAATCCAACCAGACTCTGACGCCTTCTGTTGCTGCCACTACTGGCATTAACGAGAATTCGGCATTGTATGGTGGTCCTGAAGCAAAGTGCAACAAGCAGATACAGATCCGCCGTAAGCAGTGGTTTTCTGGTTGCTTTACCTACTATCTCCCCACCGATAACTCGGTTTGGGGCAGATTAGAAGGCTATGGCGACCAGGCCCAGAAGATTCTGGGTGTTAACCCGCTTACTCCCTCAGCATTGTGGGAGGTTGCACCTTGGAGCTGGGCGGTCGATTGGTTTTCAGACGCTTCTGAGTTCATTTCGAACTTGGAAACGTTCGACCTAGACGGCCTGGTTATGCGGTATGGATACATCATGGAGGAAACCATGGTTACTTGTGTCTATACCCTGGAAAACGGTTCTGGTTTTACCAAAATCGCTCCCCAGCAAGTTGCGCCATTGATCACGAGAACCGTGACCAAAAAACGCCGCTTGGCTAACCCCTTTGGGTTTGGTCTTGACTGGGAAGGTTTGTCACCTCTCCAGTTGGCCATTGCTGCAGCCTTGGGTATCACCCGATTGCTGTAGCGGTTTTGCACCGCAACCACAATTGAGTGTGGATTATTCCGCGCTCGAGTTAGGAGCACGCCCATGGCATTGTCTGACCCTCAATCCATCAAAATCGGAGGAGTTACCATTCCTCTTCCTCGTGTTTCAACGGGAAAGAATGAATCGGAATACAAGTCCGAAGATGGACTAACGGAGCTTCTCCTCTCGTCCCAGTATGGGGCGAGAACTCGGAGAGTTCTGCGGGCCAATGTTGAAAAGATAACGGCAGATCCGTTCATCCCTGCGCAGAATGTTAAGGTCGGTATGAGTTGTTATACCGTCTTCGACCTTCCGCCAGCTGGATACACGGCTGCCGAACAGCTTGCCGTTTTTGCGGGTTTAAATGAACTCGCAACTGCGACTAGCTCTACCGTCATGAAAGCACTGTTGGGTGGCCAGTCCTAAGTGTAGGACTCTCCGCCTGACAATGCTGTACGTTTATTGCTATTTCTTTATTTTGGCTTTTGCCATTATTTTGATTAGCGTTACGTACCTTGTCGGTATTATCTCTTTCAGCAGCATCCCATTTGAATCGGCTATCTAACTGATTCCTTTGGGTGCACAATACAGTGGGCTAAGGATAGCATCCTCTATTAGGAGGTACTATGAAAAGCCCGATTGTGCTCTGGAAAAGTCTGGCTAATGATTCAGCCAGACGATGTCACACTAGCGCCACCTTGGACATAAAAACTGTCCAGGGTCGGTTCAAACATGAGGGGTTATCGTTTCTTACGATAACCTTACCTTCCTTTGGTTCGGGCTTCCAAAAAAGCCTTGACCAAGGGATTGTAGATCCCAGTCTGTTTGGCGGTTTCGCCTTTCAGAGAGGTCTCCCCCGATTTCTCGGAGGTTTCCTGGATCTTGTGTTTGACCGTGATTGTGGTGTGCTATTGGATGTTCCATCCATTGACGCAATCCTTGCTGTACGGCAATTAACTTTGCTTTATAGTAAGGTCCTCATTCCGTGCGAAGAGCATAGAGTGAGAAACGCAATGGATTCTTACATTCAATGTGAGCAGGATGTTCGATATTTTGACTCTCTAAGGAGTGAAGACGAAATGTCTAACTTTATTAGAGTAGCCAATTTGCTGTTTAGTCGTAGTCTGTCTAAGGTTGACAGTGATGTCTACCGAGGTCAGATTATTCCTAAGCATGGTCCTGGTTCAACTGCCGATGGCTATCTCGGTAACGAGAAGTATCGACAGAAGACCTGGACTCGTCGTCTGGATAGGTATTTTCCTATCTTGGATTTTCTCTGTCCTAGCCCTTCATATTTTGAAGAGCTAGACGACGTGAACATCCTCGAACCCGAGGCAGAGATACCCGTTAAGGTTATCCCTGTCCCTAAGACGCAAAAGACGCCTCGCATTATCGCTATGGAGCCTGTTGCTATGCAGTACGCACAGCAAGGGATCCTAGAGAAAATGTTGGAAAAGTTTGATAGGGATAACCTCCTATCATCTTTTCTCGGATTTGATGACCAATCTCCTAATCAGAGAATGGCCATGATTGGCTCGTCTTCTGGCGAGCTCGCAACGCTTGATTTGAGCGATGCGTCCGATCGTGTCTCTAATCAGCATGTACGGGCTCTGCTTTCCAACTACCCTCATTTGCGTGGGGCAGTTGAAGCTTGCAGATCCCGAAAGGCTGATGTACCTGGTCATGGCGTTGTTCGCCTGGCCAAGTTCGCGTCTATGGGTTCAGCCCTGTGCTTTCCCTTTGAGGCCATGGTTTTCCTTACCATGATCTTTATGGGAATTGAGCAGGAGCTTGGCTCACCACTTGATCGCAGAACTATTGACAAGTTCCGCGGTCGGGTGCGCGTCTATGGGGATGATATTGTTGTCCCCGTAGATTATGTGTATTCCGTGATTAGTGTGCTCGAGCATTTTGGTGCTCGAGTTAACGCTAATAAGTCTTTCTGGATCGGAAGATTCAGAGAGTCTTGTGGTAAGGAGTATTACGAAGGCCAAGACGTGTCAATCGTCAAGGTCCGTCGGGTATTCCCTACGTCACGGAAGGACGCTCCCGAGGTTATCTCGCTCGTTTCCCTTCGCAATCAGCTGTATTATGCTGGTTACTGGGGTACTTGCAAGATGCTCGATGACGAAATTATTGGGTTGCTTAAACACTTCCCAATAGTCTCCGATTCGTCACCGGTGTTAGGTCGTGCCTCCTTTCTGGACTATGTTCCCGAGAGAATGCATGAGCACCTCCATAGCCCTTTGGTTAGGGGTTGGGTTGTGTCTTCTAGAATCCCTCACAATTCAGTGAGTGATTCTGGAGCCTTGCTTAAGTGTTTTCTTAAGCGCGGCGAATTGCCCTTCGCCGACAGGAAACATTTAGAGCGTTCTGGACGCCCTCGTTCCGTCGACATCAAGGCGAGGTGGGCTTCACCGTTTTAGAGGTGGAGCGCGACGCAAGTCGCCATGGAGATCAAGGTCCATAGGACCCCTGTTAGGGGCCCTAATGGGCCTCTAGTTGATCTTTTTCTCATGGGGGAATTACGTGGTCGTTCCGCAAGGAACGGCCATCCTCTGTGGGTTGGAGATGCACTGGGCAGTGC